TTCGCGACAGCCAACGCATTAGCTGCTGCAATCTGAGCGGTACTGGCTGTGTCTTGCGCACTCACCGCCTTACCGTCGGCTACTGAGGCGGCACTCGCAGCGCCATCGGCTGTACCTTGAGCGTTACTGGCAGCAGATGCGGCCCCATTGGCCGTACCTTGAGCGGCATTTGCCGCTGCATCGGTTGTCCAGCCCGCGTTGTTGTCGAGTGCACTCGTGGTGATGCCGTAGAGTTGTATTTTTCCTGCGGCGATTGACCCCGTTGTTAATTTTGCTCCGTCGATAATCGTGACATTATCCCTAATTGCGTTTTGGACTTCTCCGGCAGTGATTTTGGTGGCGATATCCAGTTTTGTAGCATAGGCTGCGAGCGTTGTTGCGACCTCTGCTGCAGTAGTTTTAGTATTGGCAAGAGCATATGCCGTTTCTGCTCTTGTATTGTCTGTCCAAACAAGGTCATTGGCTAATTGGCTTGTCGAGATGGCCCCAGTATCGACCGACACCTTTCCGCTTTTTATGTAGATTTTACCATTTGTAAGGTCGAAATAGGAACCGAGAGGGTCGGAAGACCGGAGCATTCCCGAGGTGACAATCCCGATGTTTGCCGAGATTGATGACAAATCCGTTACGTGGATTTTTACTGCGTCGATGGAGCCGGTGAGGATGTGGTCGCCATTGATGATGGTTCCCGTTGCGGTAACAGCTTCGACGTTTACCCTTCCCTGACTATCGCAAGTAACGACGGCAAGAACAATGTCGTACTGTCCTATGGGATACGTTGTTGCAAACTGAACGTTTCCGACAGATGTTGGTTCGCCATAGGAGTCGACTGTATAGGTGACATAGGCGTAGTAATAGTTACCAAAGGCGATGCTAGATGTTGTTCCCGCACTGACCGAGAGAATAGAAGTTCCCCACGTTGCATCGAGTGTTGACGGGGTTGCCCCCGAATAGGTTGCTTTAGCGAGGGTGACGCTGCCAGCAGCCCAATCGACACGATTTGTTGTACCGACTGGGGGGAGGAATTTCACGGTACAACCACGTAATCTGTTGACGACGTTTGTTAGGTAACTCGTGATTGTCCCGGCATAGAGTTTGTCGGCGGTGATAGCCGCTTTTGCTATATTGCCTGAAAGAACGCCACCTACGGTGAGGCGGTTATAGAGCTCGTTTGCCTGCACATCCATGTTGAGGATGCCCTGCGGCTGAACGGCGTTCGCATCCAACATCTCGAGCCACGCCGAGTAGGTGGGGCTGTACTTGGAGACGGCACGCACACGATAGAGGTACTTCTTTGTTCTGTCGAGACCCGTATCCGTATACGACCAACCCGGGGTCTCGGCAAGGTGCGGGGCGGGGGAAACGGGATAGGAACCCCATACAAGAGGGGTTATAACATTGCCATTGGTATCGAGGTACTGCGCTTCTTTGCGTTCAAGTTGGTACGACCCAACATTGCTCGCGTTCGTTGTTCCGGGAGTATATGCCCATGAGACTCTGACGATGTTCGGACGGAAGAGTTCTGTCGTGATGCTTGCAAGCGCCGGAACTGTCCCATCTTTCCCAGTGTCGATACTCCCCACGACAAACCAATCTGAACGGTTGTCGTGAGCGTCGACGGACTGTAGGCGAACCCAATAGCGCGAATCAAGTGTCAGGTTGTCCCAATAGCAGTTTTCATGACTTGCTACGATAAACTTTTGTTCCGGAGCTCCGATGAAGTCTGTCTCTACGACAGTTCCCGAGGTCTTCGCCTTGGCTTTATCCTCGAAGATGTCGGTGTTGTAACCCGAGAGGTCATTGTGTACGACTTTCGTCCAATCGAGTTTTACCCACGCCATGAGCGCCGATTGTTTGGCATCTACCCCCGCCGGACTATATGTTCCCGTAGTGAGAACACATCCGATAGGGGCGAGAGGGGCGTCCGTATCATATTCTTTCGAGTCCTTGGTGGTACTCCATTCAGAGGGGATTTCATCCCACTCGTCGATATCTCCGAGGTCTGCAGTCGCGGCAAGTCCCGAGATAAGAAGACGGATGGCCCCATGTAGGGGGTACGAACCAGCGTCGAAATTCTCCAGCATCACATCTCTCGGATTGATATAGAGAGTTGCCCCGACAATGACATCGTCTTTTGAAAACATTCCAGCGATGGTCATTTTCCAGTCGCCCGCATAGTCAGTGTAGGTCGTGGGGGCCCCGGTATACGGAACACTGACGTAAGTCCCATCAGTGTTTACTGCCGTAATCCTATAGTCACCCCCGTCGGTGTGGACAATTGTTCCGACCTTAAGTCCTGCCGGGGCATGGCCATTAGGCTGAACATTCACCATGTCAACGCCGCCGGACTTCAACTTAAACCCGACAGCCGAGACCCCTTGGGTAATAACGGGTTCCCCAAGATAGCGATTTACAAAGAGGACTTCAATTTTTGGCGCAGTCTTGGCTGCATCTACGAAATAGGTTGTCCCCTCATGAGTTCCCGCTTTTGCTGCATCTATTTTAACGTCGACGGATTGAATGACTGGTTCCGTCTGGTAGTGTGGTTGTAACTGTTTGAACAGTTCTGCTCTGCTTTTCATTACACGGTCATCGTTGTTACCCTTCCCCCGCCACCAAGCGTCATACCTGAAACGACGTGGAAGATGAGGTCTGATTGTAGACCGCCTCCGAAAACCTGAACCGAAAGGGTGTCCCCAATGTGGGTGTCGAGGTCATAGGTTCCGATGGGGTTATCTGTATCCATTGTGACATAAACGTTGGTGAGGGTTCCCTTATTCAGTGAATACTTCACGGTATAGGGACTTCCCCCCATATTAGAGAAGGCGATGGATGTCCTTGTCGCTCCTGTAGCGTAATCCGAGACATCGTCCACGAAATCTAAAACAAGCGGTTCGACCACCGTTGCGATACTTTCAAGGAACCAAAACTTGCCGGAAGTCGTGAACATTCCATTCCACGTCAAGGTCGCCTCATCGCAAAAGTAGTGACCCCCTATCTGGACATTAAGTGGATTGATGTTCCCCGTGTAGTCGATGTCAAAGTTGTACGACAGCCCCGAGAACTTCACCCAGTTCGTGAAAGATGCCTCGAACTTGCGATATGAATGGAGGGACTGCCACATGAGTGAAGCCGCAATGCGAGTCGCGTCACCCTTGCTCCATGCCGTGTCCGTGCTGATTCCATCGTCTTTAACATAGCCGATGCGATATTTGCGGAATCTCATGCGGTTATAGGAGTCACCCGTGTTTTTGATGCGGGCCGTTTCACTTCCGATATGGACAACAACCCCCGAGCGCACATCGTTGTCGCTGAGGGTATACTTCAGGCTCGTGATAGCAATGGGACGCTCATGCGTGTCCGATGGCTCGTGATATTGTTTGATGGCGGTAATATGGCCGAGAAGCGGGTTCGGGTCTGTCCCCATCAGTCGAAATACATTATCTTCGGCATTGCCAAGAGAGGGAACATTATTTGCCGCCGTTGGCTCTCCGGGAAGGAAGTAGAAAACAGGACGTGGTATCGAGTCCCCGTCAAGAAACTTACTTCCACAGAAGAAACGGTAGTTTGTATACGCTGCTAAACTGACGATGTAGTCGTAGATGGTTTTTATGTCGAGAACATTATATTCGTTGTCAGCAGCACCGCGCTTAAATGACATGGAGGTCTTGTAAAATCCGTTGTTATGGTCGGTAAAGAGCGTTCCTGCAGCATCTTTTGCGATAACCTGAGTAACCGGATGGTAGTGCCAGACACCAAACTTCTCGAGCAGATGGTGGACGATGTCTCCAACACACATGGCGCTGTACGGCCAGACCGTAAGGGGCAGAGGAAAGCGTTGAACAGTGGGTTCGTCGTTGACATACGCCGACATCTTCAGGTACTTCATGCCGTCTTCGCCCTTGATGCTCAGGGTCTGCCCAAGCAGGTCAAATTCGACATCGTCTGCATAGAAGACCCCGATAAGGCGACTGTCTCGGCTTGCATCTGTTCCGGCCCAAAAATCGGTATAAGTTCCTTTGGCAATAAAGAACTTCGCATCGGGAACAATGAGGTTGCGGTAGTCTTGGAAGTCATCTCCAAAGATGCTCTTCTGGACGATATGCTTGTCGGGGTTAAAGATTCCCTGCGGGTTCTTGAACGTCAATGCTACAGTGGTTCCCGCAGCCCCGAAGAATGTCGAGACAACCGAGAGGCTCGTGATGAGCCCCTCGTTGAGGTAGACGGTAGAGAGTGTTTCCGACCCGTTCTGTGTTCCGTCAGGATTCTCCTGTGGAGCAAAGAACTGGACGAAAACCTTGTCGAGCATTATCCCTGTTTCCATGAGTTGTCATCTACGGTTTCGAAGGCAATATCGAAGGTGTACAGGAGTTTTCCATAGGTTAGCCCCTTCTTCGAGTGTGCCCATGCGGTAGCTGCAACGCGATATTCTTCGTGTTTTGCATCCGTGGGGTCTCCGATAGAGAGTGTTCCGTAGTGCTTGCAGTCCATGAGATAGGTGATGATGGTCGAGTGGAGTTGCAGCGCAGCAACGACCTGAAAGGAAAATTTCTTCGTTGCGTTCGGGGCAACAGTTGCCACCGGATGTCCTAAGAAGGTTCCGCTGAGAGTAATGTTGACTGGGTCTTCGGTATCATGTTTTGTGAGCGGAAACAACTCCTTGTATGCTTCGCTCCCCGCCGGTTTGTACCAAACGCGCGCTGTAAGAATCATGTTGTCCCCGGTTTGTCTTGTTGCATATTGCCCGCGCCCGTGATATGAGTGCGTTCAAAGTCTGCCATAGCCCCCTTGACGATACTTTGAAGGGTTGCTGCGGAAGTGGTGGCTGTCTGAGTGACAAACTTCCCATCGATGTAAACCTGATTGATGATGGATGCTGTTGGCTTGATGATGGAGCCCGGAATGTTGAACCACGTCGCAGACTCATTCTTGATTTTGGTCGTGAGGTTCAGGATTTCCTGAAGCTGTGCGGTATCGGATGTGAGTTGGACGTTTGCTACCATACCCTTCTGTGAGTCACCGCCGTATTGCAGAACAAGTTTCTGTTGGTCTGCAATATCCTTGCGGAGGGCGCTGGTATATTTGTCGCGCCATGACTTCATGAGTTTCTCGAGACCCGCGTCTTTCTCGCCCGTCGACGTCCATGCCGTCTTGTAGTTTTCATACATCGACTGCGTGTAGTCGAGCATGGTCATATCTTCAACTTTTGCAGGTTTTTCAGGTTCCCATGCCGAGGGATGAAGAAGGGCATCGAGTCTCGTTCTTGCGGCGGCTAGGTCAGACCGATTCTTTTGATAGGTCGCATTTGTTTCGCTCTTATCTTGAGGGGTCGCTTGGTAAGTGTGTCCTCCTATAAAATCGGCGACTTCTTTACTTGGAACCCCGTTGACTAAATCTTCAAGACCCTTGATGTTTTCCGTTTCTGCGGCGATAGCCTTTGCCTGAACTGATTTTGCTAACCCCTTATATTCGGGGTGCTTTAAACTATACTCAGTATAGGTGTCCGTGAGCCCCCCATAATGCTCAGCAAGGACTGCGGCAATCTCTTGAGGAGTTTGTGGCTCGTTAAGCGTTTTACTAATTCCCTGCATAACGCTCAGGAGTTCTTCTAGGGGGCCAATGGCGTCAAGAGCCGCGCCCCCTAACGTCCTTGCTCTTGTTATTAACTGTTGAATGGCGTTTATCGAACCCATCTGAGCAGCCATTGCGGCTTGCCCGCCAACGGCATCTGTAAGTTCAGCGAAACCCTCCGTTGCGTGCTTTGTCTCGTCAACTTGGTCGAGAAGGGCCGCCCTTTGCTCAACGACCGAGTAGAAGGATGCCTTGTTCGCGGTTATCCAATCTCCTGAAGTTTTAATTGCAGTCTGTGTTGCCGCGCGTACTGAGAGCAAAGCATTCATGTAATCTAGCAGGGGATTTTTTCCACTAACGATTGCATCCTTCTGAGCGTTTATCAGAATCGTCCAATCTTGTATTTTTTCCGAACTCTCTGAAACGGGAGGCATGACGTAACCTTGGTTCCTGAAGACTTGCCCCTCTTCTTGTGCTTTTATCTGCTCCAACTGTTTGTCTAATTTGGTGAGCTGAGCCTCAGTCGTGCCCGGCCCTTTTTCCATCGCCATCCAGAATGCTGTTCCCGCTTTTTGGGCGTCGTCCATACTTGCTGTGAGTTTGAGATAATCCTTATTGATTTCCTTTGCAGCAGTCGCATATGTTATTAACTGTTCTACACTTGTAATGGTTCCTGTTGGGGCTTTTTGAAGTTCGTTATTGAGCCCCCTTGCCTCATTAACAAGGACGCGGAATTTAAGAGCCGAGGTCTCGGAGGCAATCTGAAATTGTTTTACCCACTGGACAGCCTGAGCGAGAAACATGCCGATAGCCGCTGCCCCGGCGACAATACCCATTATGGGGGCGACGACTGAGGCTATTCCTGCGGTAGTGGCTTTAAGGGCTCCGGCAGTAGCGCCTTGTGCGAGTTTTTCTGTTGCTAAGTTCGCAGTAGCAGATGCGACTATTCCATCCTGCTTAACCTTAGTCTCCTGCAATACGAGCAAATTAGCTGTATCAGTTTCAAGTACCTTCTGTTTTATGACAACTTCTTCGGCATCCTTCGCCAGAGTAGCTATAGCAACTTGTCCCTTGTCCGACGCTATCTTGTTTTCCAACGCGCCAATTGCCGTTGTTGTAACCAAGTCCTCCTCTTTTTCAAGGGTGAGGATTTGTTGTGCTGCGGCAACAGAGCCGAGAAGTTTTTGATTATTTATGTACTCTTGCGTGTGCTTCACGAGTGTTCCCGTAACCTTGCTTGCTTGCCCGTCGAGAAGACTATAAGCATAAACAGAGGAATAGATGGCTTGCGAACCCTGTCTTGCGAGTTGCATCCATGCGCTCTGACCGCCCATGAGACTATAGAGGATGCCGCGAGACATGACCATCGCTCCATAAATACCCTTCATAGAGCCGAGGACGTTTTGACTGCTTCCCTGCGTCTTTACGAGAGCACTATTTGCCTCGTTGACGTTATCACTCAATGAAGAGGCATATTGATTTGCGGCCTTAAGAAGGTCTTCTTGAGAACCGCCGTTTGCGATAGCAGACTGAAGATATGGCAATGCTCCTGCCGACTGTGCAGTAGAGGGCGACGTTGCCGCAAGACTCTGACGAAGAGTTTCTCGGGCTGCGCTCGCCTTGAGTTCAGATGTCTCCTTGTCGAGTTGAGTATTCTCTTTGATGCCAGCAATATGTTCTTTGCTGATGGTACTCTCAAGTTCTGCTCTTGCCTTGTCTGTTATCCGGGCCTGAAGGTCAATAGAGGCGTTCTGAGCATAAGCGTCGTGCTTCTCGTCGGAAAGATGTTCATCGCGCGCCTTGTCCTCGGCATAGGCGTCAGCAATCTGTTGCTTGTCAAAATCAGCGTTTTCTTTTAGATAACCAGCCCGTTCACGGTTATAGTCATCATCCGCCCGTTTAATATATTTTGCGCGGTCGAGGATATCTTGTCGGGCCGTTACAAGGTCAAATTGAGAACCCGTATTTGTCGCGTTGTCGAGAGCAGTAAATTTTCCCGCCGTTCCAGTTCTTCCCTGTCCAGCGGCTGCCGCCGTGAGGTTGGTGAGCTCTCTCCGGAACACGGAAATATTGTCCGCAAGGTCTTTGAACTCTTGTACAGACGTATCGGGAGAAGCCATAAGAACCTGTGCGCGGGCTTTGAGTTCTTTTGCATATTCCTGTTCCGCATTATAGGCGGCTTTCCACTCGGCAGTCGTACCACTTACGGTCGGGGGAGTATTGTATCTGTCTGTTATGAAACTTGACTGAGCCTGTCGAACTTCCGAGGTATAGTCCGTGATATTGGGAGAAGTAAGACTCTTGATTTGCTTTTCTAGATTCTTTCGCACTTTGACGCTGAGAGCTTCGGCGGCCCCGGAGTCAGTAAGAGTCTGAAGGGGAAGTCCTTGACTGAGAAGTCCGGCGATAGGATTATTTGTTGTCAGCTTATCACGGGTCGACTTGTCCATATAACTCAGCAGTTTGTCCCATTCGTTGTAGATTGCGCTGAGGTCGGCCTGCGACGTGATGTCCATTGTGAATCTTCCGTCTTCTGACATAGGTCACTCCAATTTCTTGCCATAGAGAGCGACGAACGACTGTACGCGCTCGAAATGCCACAAGATGTACTGTGGCGGCTGGTCTTTCTCTTCCAACTGGTCGAGACTGTCATACATGCTCGTCATACTCTTTAGCAGGGCGATATTCGGATTGGTGACTGCAATGGTCTCCTTGAGCGAACGCCACTCACTGTCGTCAAGGAACTTTAGAAAAAACTAGGCGATTCCCCAGTATAAACTGAGTCGAAGGTCTCGAGAACCCTCGCAAACAATTCCTCTGATAGTTCCTCGAGCTTAGCAACGCCGTCTTCGATACTTGTGAAATAGGGAGTGCCATCTTCCTTGGTCGACGTGACGGCAAAAAGAGTTTCCTTTTGAATACGGGCAAGTTCATATTCCTTCGTCTTCTTGTACGCGCATTCACGAAGGAATTTGTAGACTTGCCATTTGCGGTAGACCGGAATCATCTCGAGGGCATCTGTCATGGCAGTATATTGTTTTGACAGATACTTCTGGTAAGTTTCCAGTTCTTCGGATGACATGGTATTGAGCTCTTCCTGCGAGTGGATGAATCGCTCATCAGGCGTATCCCCTTCAGACAAGGTCAGGACTACTTTTCTTCGTTCCTTTTCTGCCTCTTGTTTGATGTCATAGAAGTCATCGGGGAGCATACTTTCGAGCGTCAGTAGACTCTCCTTTGCTACCGTTTTGTACCGAGCCATGAAGGAAACTGTCTTCATGTAGTCGATGTGTTTAGGCGTGTTCAAAAACAAACCCTCGTAAACGAGGGGGAGGTTTAATGGCAACCTTCCTGTGATTAAGTTCCCCAAATCCATAGTGTGTTTTTCTCCTTTGAGCAGATATTCGAAGTGGCAGCAGGCGGCAGATTGTCCGCTCTTCGGATAGGAGAAACGCCTACCCTAGCTGCCATAGTTACGTTATATCGGGATATTTTGCTTACGGAGTGCTTGAGAGGTAAGCGATGATGTCGCCAACGGCGGGAATCGGGTCGACGCCACCAGTGGTGAGTTTCGCGAACCCGTCAACCGCCGAATACGCATACACGAGCTCGTCACCATTGTCGTCACGACCCCACGGCATCAACTTGCGCCCGGGTTTCCACTCGATTGCGTCGATGGGCAGAATGCCCGTTGCAAACTTAATCTGGCAACCCTCGGGGGTAGCTCCGCCGACAGAGTTCTTGAAACTGTACATGTTGAGGCCGGAAAACGAGTAGTCCGCAGCGAGTGTTCCACCGACTGCGACGTTCGTGCCGCTGTTGTTGATGATGGCATTGGTAATCCAATCCGCAGCGAAGTATTTCTTGGTCACCTTGTCCATGAAGTTGCGGGCGATACAGACGGGGGCGACATCCGACAGCGAGAATGTGACGGGAGGAGACGCCGGGTCGCCGTCAACAACAAGTGCCTCAAACGTAGTGTCTGAAGTGAAAATGACGGGAATGGAGCCGGAAACTTCGCCGAGTTCAGTTACCATAGCGACGGGAATCTCTTGGTCTCCGATAGCCTTGACGGGTGTGGTGGTCTGCTTCTGTGAAGCATCCAACTTGGTCGCAATCTTGATTTCAGCGTGCTTGCCCTTACCGTTGGCGATGTAGACCTTAGTCCACTCACCAGTAGAATACTTTATTGACATTCTTTCCTCCTAAGAGAGAGTGATGATACTGACTGTGATACCATCTGTGAAACTGCGCCCATCAACCGGGTCGACAGTCGCGTGTCCGTCAATTTCGATGGAAACCTCGACATCAAAGACTTCCGTCATCGTATAGGTCTCGTATACCGACAGTCCCTTCACGTTGACAGGGGCACTGAGATAGTCATCTAACAGGTCGAGAGCTGCCTCGTGTGTATCTGCAGTCCCAATAACGACAAAGTATGCAGTAAACTCCATACCCTTTCCACCAACGGTAACTTTTGCCCTAGACACGTCAGTGAGAGCTAGGGAAAATCCGATGTCACTGTCCACGTCTTTGTTTGTCTTGAAGCCGAGTTCTTCGAGTCTTCGGTAGAGACTGTACTCTATGTCTTTTAATCTCATCATGAACCCCTTGGGTAGAGAAAATGCCGGAAGTCCTCGAGAAATTCGTTGGATTTCACATAGTTCGCCATCATCTCGATGGGTTTATAACCGCCACTCCAATTCTGATAACCTTGTTCTATCTTCCGTGAGTAGTTCGGTTGAGCCAAAATGTTGCAATGCCACAAGATTCCCCATTGTTTCGCATCCTTGCTCCACCCCGTACTTACAGAAAAGAGGGGAAGTGTTCCTGATTCCCTGTACCCCATAAGTCCTGTAGTCGGAACCTTGTTCCGCGCACCAGCCGTGGCAGCGAGACGGTATTTCCACCCCTTCTCATCAAGGAGTCCTTTCCCTTTTCCAGTTCGAAGGAGACGTTTAACTTGCGCATATTTTCGACGGGCATTTACTCTTGCCGTATCACCATTGGCCCTTGCGAGCATGGCGATGTTCTCATTGTTGACGTCGAACTCAGCGCGAAGTTCATCGTAGTCGCCAAGCGTATCGTCTTCTTCCGCAGCCGCCATGTCACCGAGAAGCTGTTCTCTCTTTTGTAACAGAGGGGTGATTTTTGCAGTAGTTGCAGCCTTCATCTTTGCGGGGTCGAGACTATCGGAGAGTTGTGTAAAGAGCGACCCGAACTTTTTTTTGATGTTGGCTGTGGTCATTTCTCCAATACCAGCGATGATAGCCCGGGAACTGATACGCCGTACAACTTGTCCAGTAATACTGTGCAGGAGTGCATCCACTTTTTCCGGTTTTGCCGTTGCGATGACTTTGGCGTATGTTCGCACAAAAGCGGATTGTTGTTTCGGACTCGACTGAAGAACCGTTTTCATTGCCGTGAGCATGTCTCGAGAGTATGTTTTTCTCTCGCTCGGACTGTTACGAAGGTTCAATGCCGTGACGCTTGCGGTAACGATGTCGCCAATTCCTTCCTGACCGAGGTATGCGACCGATGAAAGAAGAAGAGAATAGATGAACGTTCCACTATACGCGGGAATACCCTCTCCCGCAGGTCGTCCCTCCGGCGATGACAAAACTGCATTTCGCAATGCGTGATTGAGTTTGACAACCTTTCTTGCATAGGCTTTCTCGAGTGCTACTGTACACTCTTCAGAGGAGTATCCGAAATAGTGCCCTTTCTGTGCGTAGTTTGCGGCGACTTGTCTGCTAAATTCATAGCGAAAGTCCTGCATACACCCTTCGTCAGTGACGTTTCCGTGGTCAGTTTCTTCGGAAGAGGTATCTGAAGCATTGAAGATATTGGATTGAAGGGACTCTTCATCGGGCTTTTCACTAAAGGATTCGTTCGTGTCGTCTTTTTGGAACCCCCATGTCCCGGGTTCCCGTTTTTGAATGCCAAGTGAGGAAAGTTGGTGGACACCGTGCAGCTCATGCGGTTTGAAGTGGATGTCGAGCTGAAGTCCACCAGTCCTTGTTGCCATTACCGGATACCGCCAAATCCTAGATAGGCTTTTGCCTGTTCCCTGAACGCTGCAGCCATGACTGCATAGTCACCGTAGGCGACGTCTGTTCCCATCTTGCGACGGATACCATCGATGTCGCTTGCCATAATCATGTAGAGTGTTGCGACCGTGCCAAAGAGGTCACACTGAGTTCCAGTAATGTGCAGTTTGGTGGGGGAAGTCGGTGGTTCAGTCGTAGAAATAGAAAAAGCCCCGTTTTCATACGTCGCTGTTACCAACGCTTCGTTCTCGTCAGTCAGTTCAACGTACACCGGGGCAGCAGGCAGCAGGAACCGCCATTTGTTTGAATCGACTCGGACGAGGTCTTCGTCCAGCGGGCGCATCACCGCCATCCGCTCAAGGGAGGTATCATTAAACCACACCGTCTTGTAGTTGATGGTGACGAGCACTGCAGGCGCGGTAGCAAACGTGATGATGCCGTTGTCAGCGTCGAGCGTGAACCCGGTCGTCGTCTTTACGCCGTTCAGATAGATGGTAACGTCCTGCACGGGCGCATACTCGATGCGGACGATGGCAGGACAGTTCGAAATCTGTTTGGTGCGCGCGTTCGGGAAGTCCTGTAGGAGCCTCCGAACTTCGTCGATGAAGTCGACTACCATGTATTCACCGCCCAATCGGGGATGACATAGATGGAATCGCGATAAACGTTGTCGGCTAGGGCCTTCTTCATTTCCCTGTACTTTTGTTCGAGGTCATTGACCATCGCTTCCCCTGCGGGACGGAGTTTAATATCGACGAGAGCGGCGACCCCCATCGCATTCGCCGTCTTGAGGTAGGCGAGCAAGTCGAGGTCTATGACGGGAATGGAATAGCCGTACAGTTTCATCAATCCTGTCAGTTCCGCTCCAATCTGAGCAGCAAGGGAAAGCAGCTCCCCTGTTGGGGGGAGTTGCTTGTTCCGCAATTGGTCAGACGACCAGTACGCCTTGATGTCGTCGACCGAGCAGTACATATTTAGGTGAGGACGTCGTGAAGCAGATAGGCCGCATCCTTGTTGAAGAGGACGGGGGTCGTTGACTGGCGAGCGATGAACTTGGTGTCCAGCGTCTCGGGGTTGTACGGAAGCTGCTGAATCGTGGGGACGAGGTAATCAAGAGCGACGATGGACGGGTATGTTCCCATGCCAGCATCTTCGATGTGAAGGAAGACAACGTCGTCCGTCCAAATCTGATTCTGATTAGCCATTGCACCCTGACTCATGTCGATGGCGCGGGGACGTCCAAAGGAGAATGCCTGCGGATGGAACATCATCGAAGGAAGGATGCCCGTGAACTTCTGCAGGACTTCCGTGGTGACGATGAACTCAGGGACAGACGCATCGTGCAACGCGGTCATAAGAGTGCTGTTGAGCGTGAGGGCGTCCATGACAACCTGTGGCATGATGATGTGTGTCACATTTAGACCGAGCTTGGACATCTTCTGAAGTACCGCGATGATGTCGGCCTGAACAGTCGAACCACTGGCGGCGTCCCACTTGACGGTAGGAATAGACGTGAATCCGGTAGCGTAGTTTGCCGGAGTCGTGAGCAGAGAGATGTACTTCCGCTCGATGAGTGTCTGCATGGTGCGCTTGAGAGCCGTAGTTGCGTCGTTCTTTACAATCTGAGCCAACCATGCGGGCATGAGCTCGTTGAGCTTGTCGGCATTGATGGAGAGACCTCGCGCCCACATGGAAACGCTGAATGTCTTGTTACCCCCGATGTCTTCGAACAGGGTCTGAATCTCGGCACCCCACGTCCATTCCCCCTTCCACTCGGATGAGGTATAGGCCATGTCGGCAAATACGGAAGTCAGTGCATCGACCTTGCGGTGAGGAATTGCCTTCCAATCCTGAATGTACATGCCCTGCGGCTTGTACTCGTTGTAGACGTCGGTCTGAAGAGGGTCTCTGTGGGGAATCAGTCTAATATCGAACATGTCTCGTCCTCCTTACAGACGGATAATCTGAACTCTGTCGCCAGCGGCTATGGAAGCCTCAAAAGCGACAGTATTCGTGGGTGCGTTTAAGGCAGACGCCACAAACTTGCCCGCAGCGTCGACGGCGAGGTAATCGCCAGCGGCGTAAACCCCGCCAGACTCAACAACAATGCACCTCTCGATATTGACAGGAATGGCCTGTCCGATTTCGGGCATGGGACTCTGGCAGACGCCGATGAACCGGCCACCAGCAGTGGGAAGACAAGCCTCACCATCGCTGTTGATGTCGACGGCCACGAGCATTCCAATCTTTTCGTGCTGGATGAGTGCGATTGAGCTATTCATTACTTGCCTTCCTTGAACATGATAGAAGCATCAGCAATGCTGATATTCTTCGCGGTTGCCAGCTTTACGATTTCGTCGTACTCGGACAACTTGGTCTCGGGAGCGGGGGTGTTCTCGCCGATACGTCCAGCAGGAACCACAGCCGTGCGAGTTGCAACAAGCTTCGTTGCAAGTTCTGCGTTGTTCTCGTACAGTTCGACGTAGAGGTCGTGCTCAACGGGGGCAACCTTGTTCCCGATGACGGCGCTGTCTGCAAACGCGACAGCCTTGTCGTGCTTTGCCGACTTCACAAGAGCGGTGACGCTCTCCCGGAGCTCGGCGTTCTCGTTCTTTACTGCGGTGAAATTGGCTTCGAGAGTCGCGTTCGTGGTCTTCATTGCCTCGAACATCTCGACGGTAACGCCCTTGGTGTCGTTCTCCATTGATTCCTCCTGAAGGATGGGTTGAATAGGTGGTACTTCTGTGTTGTCCTTGAACTCGATACCGCTCTGACCGTCAATAAATGGACGGTTGGTCAGTGCCACAGCCGCAAGATACGCCCCGACGCCTTTACCCTTGTTGTCCATCCCCTCGAGCGCGAAGGTTGCGGACGTGTACTTGTACTCTTCGTCAGCGATGAGTTGCTGAGCGCGTTTTGTAAACTTGGGATACATAAGCAACCAGCCCGACTTTTCGTCGAACTCCAAGTCCTGAATCCAACCTGCGGCCCTTCCGTCACCCTCCTGAAGGGAACCGTGATTGTAGTCGATTGGAACCTTCTGCGGTTTCTTTGGCTTGACGCCGTCGTGAAAGTTCGTGACCATCTGACGGATGACATCCTTGTTGATGTTCATGTCGTCCTTCGACCAATACGAATACAGCCCGGTCTTGAGAACCTTGACGGGTTTGATGACCTGCTTTCCCTCGACGAGTTCGACTTCCAACTCTCCGAGGCTCGCCCACATGTTATCCTTTAGGCTTTGGAGCGGGCTTGATTGCTGGCTTAACTGCGGGTTTAACTCCGGGTTTTCCGGCGACAGGTTTTCCTGACTTGTCTCCGGGCTTTCCTGCGACGGGGGTTCCGTCAGGGTTTTGGTTTCCGTCTCCGTTTCCGGGGGCATTACTAACTTTTCCTGTTCCAACTTTTACACTCCCTTCCGGCAGCTCCAAGAGCGAACCGACAAAATCGACAAGCTCCTGTGTCGGAGCCAGCGTTCCTGTTGCAATCATCTGAGAAATAGAGTTGATAAGCGCGATTGGGTCTTTGCCAAACATGACAGTCGCGGAGAGCTTTGGGTACTCGACTTGCGGCCCAAAATTGACAAGAATCATTGGTTTGATGACCTGATTCTCAATGACTTCCGACATGTACTTAGCTATGGACGAAATACGCAGGAACATTGCGGTCATGAGAACGTCGTACCCGCCAGATGTTTGTGAGCCCATGTTGAAGATGTTCTGCGACTGCGAGCCGTAGATGCCCTCCTTCAAGTAATGAAGGAAACTGTCTGCATCCGGTATCGCCCCTTCCACGCCCTGAAAGCGGAAAGAAGTCTCACCCTTCTCGATGAAATACTTGATGTGCCCGTCTGCGACGCGCCCGAGGTTTGTTCCGGTCTTTGCTTCTTCTGCTGGAGAGATGTTCTGCGGAACTTTCACGACGGGGATTCCTAGTCCGTTCTTGGACAGGGCAATCGACTTTGATTCCTCTGTCTGCTGTTTCAGGACGTAATCCTTGTACAGCGGGCGCAGGACAGACATTCCATACGGACTGTCGTTTTTCTGTTTGTTGACAAACACGACGAGTTTCTCGAGAGGAATGTCCACACTCGTACCGGAACCCAGTGTCTGCCGGATGCCAGTAACCTGCCATGTCGTCTGGTCGAAGATAAATTCCTGTATCGTCTCAGGAACACGTGGTTCGAGTCCAACGATGTTCCACTGTCCGTCGATGAGTTGCCAAATCTTCTCGAACGCATAGAACCCATAATCGAGATGAAATAGGGCAGAGTTGAGAAAGGAATACCATCTGTTCTTGTTGAACAGACAGTCCTCTATGAAGGCGCGCTGTGTTTCATCTTTTCCTAATACACGCCAGTTGGTTGTCGTAATAGGGTCTTTGAGTGAATTGAGGAATCCGGTTATTGCCGAATCCCTGCTGCTCATCTCATTGACGAGGGTAATAGAAGTTGGAAAAGTCCATTTGGAGTTCGCCTCAACCGGGTTGTTTGCATCAACAGCGCCGATGAGGGAGCCCTTCGGCTTCGGTATCTTCGCCTTTGTTGCGACCACCTGTGACGCGGTCGTTCCCGGGATAAACGAGGTCGAGCCCCCTGTCACTTTCTTTGGTGTCTTAGTGCTAGGGGTTGTTGGCATTACCACTCTCCATAACTGTGCTCTATCGCAATGTCGTCATGTCGCACTATTGGCATTCCGATATTGAAACCGTCTGCTGTTCGAGTATCGACGATGATGATTTTCGAGTTGTCTGGTATTTCGATACCGCAGTATCCGTAACGCAAAGCGTCGCAGGAATCGTCGTTCTCCTTGAACACTTTGTCCCCTACCCAGTGGTATCCCTTCTTTTCTTCCAAGAAGCGAGGGGCGTTGCAAATCTTGAGTTTATTGGTGCGGAATCCGTCATCGCACTTGCCGATGCCAACTGGGACGTCGTTCATGGCTTTCTCGACACGGATTCTTGGATTGAACTGCACCATTTCTGCCATGATGCCGGGAGCAGAGGGGTCGGCGAAGATGCGCGGCCATCCATATTTTATCGACAGCCGTTCGGCTTCTTCAGAGACGCGAAGCGGAGTTGCGCTATATAACATGACTTCTTCGAGTTGGTAGACCACACCTTCTCGCTCTCCGAGGACTTGGAAAGAGGAAGGATGGACAAACCCCCAGTCAAATCCAATGGCAACGTGTTCTACGTAGGAAGGGGCTGCTGCGACTATCTCGACATCAAGTTCCTTGTAAACCTGACCTTCGTAGGAGATGAACTCAGCATCGAGTTCCTGTCGTCTCCGTTTTTCGTCGGGGATAGCAGCGATAATTTTGTCGAGCATGTCTTGGTTTCGGTATTGGTTCATATCCGAATGCCAAGAGTAGGCGACGTATTGCGCGGTATCTATGGTTCCGTTCTCTACCGCCGTTTTCCACGGAAGGAAGAGTTGGTAATATGCCCAGTTGAACCCCTTTGGCGTCGACGCTATCCAAATACGACCGCCCTGTTGGAGTCCGAGCAAGATATTCTGAAAGACATCGCCCGTCTCAAGATAGGCCGCTTCGTCAATGAACGCCCAGTTAGGATGGAGTCCCCTGACTGCATCGGGTTTGAACCCGGAACGCAGATGGATGACGGAGCCGTTCGTGAAGACGATGGTGTGTTTGGTGAACTTCTTGACAAGGCTGTAGTCAAGATATTGTTGAAAGAGTGAAACAAGGTCGCCCTCGAGCAACTCCTTCGTGGGGGAGACGCATAAACCGATATTAGGAGCCGGGATACCCGGTATGCCGACTGTTGCTGCCCTGATTGCTTCGTTGACGCCAGCCATTGATTTGCCCGAGTGACGACCGCCGAACGCTGAACGCACAAAGGCAAGGCTCTTGTGAAAGGAGACCTGATACCACTGAGGCTTGTAGACTAACTGCGATGCCATCAGTGTTCTTCTTTGGAGGGTTCTTCCTCGGCAACGCTTTCGTTTGTCTCGACGCCTTCACCCTCGACAATTTCATCAGGAGTGCTGTCAAGGGTCTTCGCCCACCCCATACTGTCGACTTCCTGTACGGTGGATGATTCGGATGAAGACGTTGCAGCGAGCGGTGTCTTGATGACCTCGGCTGCTATCTTGGCAATCTTGAGTCCAAGTTCGACTGCGCCCATCTGGTACTGTGCGCGGATGGCATCGGACAGTGAAATGTCTTTAACCTTTACCTTATAGCCTTCGAACACTTCCATGAGATACGTCTGTATCGCAAAGATGTTTTTGGCCGACTGATACTTGATGATTTTGACTTCCGTTGGCAGTTGGGCGTAGTGACGCTTTATCATAGCGGTAATGGTCACATACGAGACCGAGACGCCAAACTGCTTCTGAATGAAGGCAGCAGTCTCCCGGGAACTATGGTTTGCGGCGTAATCGAGGACTACGGCCTTCCCTTGAGCATCGAACTTCTCAATGAAGGTCTTTTTCATAGGACTCCTTGTGAATCGCCCGGGGAGCACGATTGGCTCCCCTTATGGCGCATTTAACCCCCGGAACGGGGAAGCCCTCGGTGTAGAGGGCGATGACTACTTAGTAAGGGTGACTGTTGGGGTGAAGGATGAACCGGAAGTGGTCGAGAAATCCTTCGCATTCAGGTCGCTGAAGCGGAAGGGCCCCTCTTTCAGTATGGGCCGGTAGTTCCACGTCTTCCCGTCGTCGGATGGGGTGGCAATAATTACCGTATCGGTGTCTCCGTTTATTGTGGACGCGAAGTCGAAGCCGATGACAGGTTTTCCTCTCACCGGAACGTCGGGGAGCTTCTCGACCTTCTCTAAATCGGAAAGCAGAAGCTGTATCGGAAAGGTGATACTGTCTGCAAGTTCCAACAGTTTGTGTGCTGCGTCTCTGTCCCCATGTTCGAGAAGGACTGCCGCGTCTCTTGTGAGCATTGCGGCGTCGAAGAGTGCTTCCATAAGTAACGCTTTTGTCGTAGTTTTGGTAATTTCCATGTTGTTTTCTCCTTTGTTACCCACTATTTGAGCCACTTTCAGCTCATTTGAACCAAAAAGTCAGTGCTTTTGGCACAAATCAGCCAAAACGTGCATAAACAGTAGTTTTTTGTATGTTAGAACGTCCTCACCCCCTTGTGGTGCTGTGGTCGGTAAAACCTGCGGAAAGTCGGACTGCTCTTGCCCGGGGTTCTTCAGACCAACGGGCGGTTGTTGCAATCTGGCAGAATTGATATGAATAATGGCTCCCCCACTACGAATCGGACGTAGATACAGGGCTTCAAGGGCCCTTGTCCTGCCTTTAGACGACAGGGGAATATTGGCTGATGCGCTAGGGTTCGAACCTAGACTTTCCCAGTTCAGAGCCGGGGGTGTTGCCGATTACACTACGCATCAACGGGCGGGGTTTGGGTATGTTACAGCGCGCACCCAACCTAGACCTTTGCGGAAGCAACCCGTCTTGGGACTAGACATAAACCCCATATGTGGTGTTCATGACCATATTGCTGAGGTCAGCAAAATGGTAGGAATAAACAAATGGTACGGGCACCTAGAATCGGACTAGGGACTCATCGTTCCAAGCGACGGAGGTTGCCACTACCCCATGCCCATATGGTCGCTCAGGTCGGGAGTTGCACCCGAATCCGGAGGGTATGAGCCTCTGATGCTACTGTTGCACCACCGAGCAATTTGAACATGACCGCCAAGTGCCGCTTGGACTCTCACCGTGTCGCACCCTATTGCCATGATTGCGGGAAGAATTTGCACCATTATCCACGGCGGTAAACCTTAAACACATTTGGCATCCCCGCTGGAATTGCACCAGCAGAAAAGCGGCCCGTTACGCACTGGTGACGGCAACGGCGTCTCTCAATCTCTGTTGGAGGATGATAGGATGTCCCTTGCCCGGAATCGAACCGGGGCAACAATTTCCTCTGCCACTGAGTTACGAAGGGACATATGGCGAGTTCGGCAGGAATTGCACCTACGACCTACGGTTTAACAGACCGCCGCTCTTTTCATTAGACTATAGGAACAAAAAATTTTGTACCTGAACAAGCATTTCTGGATGATTTTCTAACAATCCCAGTAGGGCGTTACACCGCTGACACAGGAGCCCCCGAACCTTTCCCGTTTTATGGTTATGGTCTACGCATAAACATTTATCGGTAGACTCTCTTCCACAAATTGCACATTTACCGTCTTGTTCAATAAACATTGCATCATAGTCTTCAACGGAAATTCCATACCTAAGTTTTAGGTTACGAATTCTCTTTTGCTCTGGCTCTTCTTTTCGTGGATTATCTTTCTGCCATTTACTTGCATAAGCCTTTCTCTTTACTATATCTTTGTATGGCATTAATCTCCTTCTATCCAAGGATGGACTAGGGGCAGGGATAGCTGCCCCTAGTCATGTGGCGAGCCAAGAGTGAGTCGAACACCCGACAAACCGCTTAACAGGCGGTCACTCTGCCGCTGAGTTATTGGCCCACGTGAAGTTCTAGATGCGGGATAAAAAGCTACGAACCCGTGGGGAATACAAATGCGGTTGCCGACCATTCGTTGCATCGACAAGGGAACTCTTTGTGCGCGTGGCACATGAGGCTCTAGATTCGCGAGTTATTCTTGGCCTCGCGAAAGGGTTCGCGCCAAGGCGCTATCGGTGGCCTACCGAATCCCGGAATAGTCCCCGTAGCTCGAAGCTTGCGGGGCTCGTTTCTTCTCGGCAGAGGGCGTCCATGCCTCTCATTTAACTTCTGTGCGGCAGACAGACCGAGCAACTTACAAGTATTACTTGTGGGTTCAAAAGAAAGTTCGCGATTTTTTTTTAGGGGGGGGGTAAGTTCCCCCACAGTAGATTTATAAAGTCCCCGATGGTCGCCTTACCATCATCTCATTCCTAACCACTAGCCTCATTCTGCCTCTCGGTGTACTACGATGAGGTTGAGGGCGCGCAGTCGGCTTTCTACGTGGGGACTAAAGTTGCGCTCGAGTTATTGGCAGCGAGCGCTATCGTTACGTCGGCTCACTCGGAGTCCCGACGCTTGTATCTATCAGGTGGAACTAACGCATATGGAAGCGGGTCGGGAAGAATTGGGGGAGCAGGACGCTTCGGCAATTCCAACTTCAAACCTTCACCACCATCTTGCAGGTCGAGATAGAGGGCGAACAGGAGAAACATCTGTCGCTCTGTCATTCCTTCTTCCTTTCCTTCAGCCACGTCGTAAGAAACTTCGCCCATTCGATAGACATCTTCTCGTCGATTTCACATCCACAGAGAAACTGAGAAACGTGCATCATCTCGTGGAAGATGGTTTCTCTGGAGAGGTCTTGCTTCATCTTTTCTTGGATGAAGATTTCAATCTTTCCATTTCCCCTGATAGGATTGCGGGCTATTTCTTTCGGCGTAAGAGTCAGACCTTCGGGCGTCATTGATTCATCTCCCCCGGCTTTGACCCACTCTTCGTGCATCCTCTTTTTCGAGACACGCTCTACTGTGATTCCTACCATCTCTCTCCCTTTTGCCCTTTTCAAATGGCGAGCTCGCCCCGATTTGCACAGGGTTCTCCTGTTTTGGGGACAGGGGACTTACTAGATAATCGACATGCTCGTATGGTGGACTAAGAGGGGCTCGAACCCTCATCGCCTGCTTGCAGAACAGGAGTTCTCCCGATTGAACTAAAAGCCCACAAGGGCGGGCGGGGAAAAGGAGAGCAAACCCCGCCCATAAGATAGTTGTCCTCTCCACTGTAGAGAACAGAAGGGGTATCTATGGTAGTGATGATGCGTCTTTGCGGAAGTCAGTAATTATGACATTATGAACTTGCGTCGTTATGAAGAGGCATCATTGGGTAAGGACGTACGTACCTAATATATTACTTACACCACTGGAGATGGGGTTCTTTTAAAAGAACTATCTTTTAAAGAACTAGATATTAAGAGAGAAGTAAATAATGGTAGAAAAGATTTGCGCGGTTCCAGATTCCGTATTTGACCAATGACTTAACAACTGGATTCTTTAATATCCCCCTTGCGCCAAATCATAATTATTCAATGTCAACATATTGCTGTCCGAGAAATTGGAAGCGCCCGTCCAAAAGACCCCCGCATCAGAACTAGCGGAAGGCAGGTTTTGGGGGGGTCAGGAGACTTTCCTTTCTCCGGCGATTCTACTTCTTGTCCGCTTGTACTACTACAATAGTACAACAGCATCGGGACTGGCTTTCATTTAACTGGGTACAACTATTGCTAGGAATCAAGCAGAGTAGCATTCCCGCAAGACATAGCTTCCCCGGTAGGTAATGACATAACTTAACAGACGTCGCTAGGAGACCATCAACTAGCCTGCAACGTCAGTATTAATCAATCCCCCCAGCTTCAAGATAGCTAGTTGTACAATTAAGGAGTAAGAAAGCGAGCCGCTCAGCTCGCACGAGTGAAAATGCGGAGTGCTTCGCTAGTGTCTCATTGTCTTGAGATGAATACTAGCACGAGCATGAGGTAGTATCACTCAACGTCCTTCTGTGACGAGTAGGACTGTTCATTGACAACTAAACAAGGTCAGAAGCGACAACCTTCTAATGGGTCAGACTGTCTATAGGTTGTATGTGTTAGGGTTCACTGGAACCGTCATATACGAGTCACTATATCCTGTCAAGGTGTAGTGTTTCCTGCCTATTGGTTGCTTGCTTTTGACAAATCCAACAGCCCCGAACGTATGGGTGACTATGTCCTGACCTTGTTGTGCTACAACCCGACTTCATATGGTTCACTTCTAATGGGTAGCTATACCCTAATAGCAAACCATTGGCTGCATATTGTGATGTCGATATGGTTGCAAGTCAAAGCTCCAACATCTACAAACAGTCATACAAACACACAGCCCGCGTTGGTAGCATGGGTAGGTGAACTCCAACACAGGGAACGAGCTTGTGGCTGCATGGCTGGCGCGATACAGAACAGGCGCATACAGGCACGGCGAAACCGCAAACCCTGTTGTCAACAGCGATTTAGGGTTCTTTGGAACCGTATCGCAGTACAGCATTAGGCCGACCTTTATGCCCTGTTCTGGTGAACGTTATGGCTTTGTTCCTACACATGCGGACGTGTTGCTACGCTCGTATGTGCGGCAGCAATGCCCACAGCAGAGGGCTGTCCAAACCCTCACATAAGCTTCACAGGAGGCTCACCATGACTAACGCAACCGTAGCCGCACTCATCACCGCACAGAACGCGAAGTTCGACGCTTTGCTTCAGGCTCTCACGCACAGCACGCCTACAGCCGCGCCCGCAACCGCGAAACGCGCAACCGCGAGCAAGGCGAGCACGCTGGACGCACGCATGGACGCTGCCGCAGTCGCCAAGTACGTCCCGAACGCCGCTGACAAGAAGGGTGCGAAGGCTGCTCGTCTCGCGTACGAAGCCGTGACCGCGCGTCATGCACCCACGCCCAAGGCTGTCGCAACCGCCGCAACGATGGTTCTGAACGCCGAAAAGCATGGCGTCGAGCTGTTCTTCAACGGTATTCCGACCAACACCATCCGCGCTGCAATGAAGGCGCAGGGGTTCCGCTTCAATTCAAAGACCGTCTGCTGGTACGCCAAGCAGGCAGCGTCCACGCTCAAGCTGGCTCGCGGCATCGCAGGGTAGCACGCGCTAACAGATACGCACACAGTCAGACAGTCAGACAGTCCCCAAGTGGAGCTGTCACATATGCACCAATCTGAGGGGGTTACTATGTCGGGGACGAACGAAGTCACGAGCTATATCGGTAACACGAAAGAAACCACGCACATTGTCACACCGCGTTTTGTCGGTGATGCAACATTCGCAACCATCAAGGAAAATGTCCAGAACGGTATCTTCTCGGGCTGGTTCGATGAACGCGGATGTCGCGTTTCGTTCAGAATCGGCAACCCTGCGGCAATCTTGTTTCAGGCGGTCTAATGCGACCGCAACGCATGACGTACGACATGGCTGACCATCGAAACGACCACGACAGCGCCCATTGGAGCGGCATCCTGAGCAAAACGTCCAACCCGAGTAAATATGGCGCGCTTCTTGTCGGGGAACAGCGCAACATCGTCGCCGTCAAACATATCGACAATACGCCTGATTATCCGACCGAATATGCGCTTCTGTGGTTCATGGGGAACGGTTTTATCCCTGACAGGACACCTGAAGGGTATGCAGTTGACCAGAAAGCCGCCAAGAAGCACATCCAGTTGTTCAACAAACGACCGAGCGTTATTTTGATGGTGGGCAAAACCAACAGGAAGCTAGCATGAACGCTTGCCAATATCTGCACAGAGGGACGTTTACGGTCGTCATCACGCCTCATGCGATTGAACGGCAATTTCAGCGGGATTTTGATAATGGACACGTTCTGCCTTGGAACACAATCGAAGCAGCCTTGGAGTACAACAACCGCGACCAATTTGTGCGAGTTCGTGGCTTCCAAATGTTCTGCAACAAACGCTTCAATGTCGAAAGAAACCGCGAAGAGGTCGAAGTCATCAGCTTCTGCCCCGATGCTTGGCAGTATCCGAGCGATGTCTGCGTCTTGACAATCAAGTAGCCACAGGAGGCTCTCATGACGAACAACGACATAAGGGAAATCATCGACGCTCTGAATGATGGAATCGACATCTGCATCGCCCTTGAAAAGAACGACACGCACAGTCTAAGTCAAAAGAAAGTCCTCAACGCAGAAGACGGATTGCTGCACTCCAAGAACATGCTCCACGACCTGCTGAACGGCAAATAGGAGGCCGATATGTTCGACACAATGCAGAAAGCCGTCATTTCCGCCGAATATGACAAGGCGTGGGAGGCAATCAGGCGCGGAAAGAAGCACAAGGCGCAGTTCTGGTGTCTTCTCTACGGGACACTCGGAGGAATCTACGCTCTCATGACCGCGTCTCCTGAAACCATCTCGGAACTCGACTACATCGCAATGCCACAGCCCGACGCAATCAGCGACCTCATGGACGAAGTTTGGGAACGCTATTTTGCGGCAAAGAACCCTGAGGACGAACCGATACCTCAAGAACAGTTCCGCAGCACCAATATCGGAGGATTCGAATGGCCAACTATACAACTCGCAACGAATGGGATGCTCTAGTGACCGTGCCTACGGTCTGGAAAGCCCCGATAATTGAGACAGCGGGCGCAAACGAACATTATCCCGACGCGGAAATTGAAGAACAGGCAAAAATCGTCGAGAGAAACGTCAATACGGAGAACTATACGATGGCCTATGCTCTTCTGAAGTTCATGCAACAGGGCTATTTTGCCTCTTTCACGGACACCGGCTCGTCAATCGACCTCAGAGACGCCAGACGGTATATCTTGGCGTTCAACAAAGTTTGCGACAACTGCGGCATAAGCCATCGGAGGCTAGCATGAATATGAGAGAGTGGCAAGTCAAGTTCAACGACATCTTCGGCAAGAACGAGCATGAGGACATCAACCACAACGGCTACAAGGTTGTGGAGCAGAACGGCAAGGTCTGGCGCGTACAGTCGCAACAGAAGAGGGCAAGATGAGCGTTCTACGCAACGAAACAGTTGTTTGGGCTTGGCAGAGCGGACATATCGCAGAGGCTGGCGCTCTGACAACGGACGGGGCAACCCTTTACTCCTACGCCCTGATAATTGGCTACACAGACGGCTTGAGGGGCAAGGTTGTCATCAACTACACAAAGGGCGGCAAGCAGTTCAAGAGCATGACAACCTCACGCCATGTTGGACTCGCGGCGAAAGTTGCCAACTGTGTCATCAACCCATGAAAACAATCGCCAAGGTTCAAATCTCACGCCTGTTGGAGTCCGACTTTGAGGAAATCGCCTGCTTTGCTCACGAAGGCGACGCCTGCTTGTACGCAGACACGCTTGACAACACGCGATTCCACGCAATCAGAGTCCTTGCCCTGTCGCAGTATACGCACCATTGGAACTGCGTCTGGTACAGACCGCGCTCGTGGAACAGAAGTCGCGCAATCGAATTGCAGAACGCCTAGACAGCCGCCTTGGGGACTGTCACATAATCAACGGAGGCAACCATGACAAACGTCGATGAGATGAAGCTGACGAAGTACGAAGTAGCCTGCAATAATCAGAACTTCACGCTCTATGCAACTGACAGCAAAGACGCTATCAAGCAGACCTTGCGCGCCTTTGGTATCAAGTTGACAACTACTGGTGACGTTGTTGTTGTTCGTCCGGCAAAGTAAGGGAGACCAACTATGGACAAGAAACGAGTCGATGTCTTCAACGAACGCAACGCTTCTTTTGTCGTCACCTATCGTCAGAGCAACGAACAATGGAAAACCATAATTGCCGTGTTCCTTTGTGTAGAAGACGCTCGTTCTTTTAGGGATGGATGCGTTATTGACCGTGGAAGCGGCGTCTATGAAGTAGAAGCCATTGACTAAGGGGGCAAACATGATAAGCAAAGCAATGGAAATGGCACTCTGGAACAAGTTCTACGCCTCACTTCCTAAGGAATCGTACCTGCATGACTATCTGGAGCACTTTGACGAAGTCCTGAGTCGTGCAATGTTGGACGACTCGACGCTTGACGTGGCTCGTCTCGTATATCTCGGAGAGGCTGCAAAAGAGAACATCGAAGCAGCGATGAAAATCAAGGACAGAGCTGTACAGGCTCTTCTCATGGAACAGCAACAGGTCATCCTGAAGGATAGGCAACTGTACGAACTCAACGGTCATCTTGAAGCGGTCAAGCGCGACCTTGATTCTGAACGACAGTGCTTGGAAGGGGTCGAGCGGGAGTTCCAACAGTTCAAGGAGACTATCCGGCAGACATTGAACACGCCGGAAGTCCGAGAGGCGGTGTCCTAATGGAAGGCGAACTCGTCTTCAAATGCCAGAAAGCCTATTGGGGCGGCGAGTTTGAAGAGAGCTACACCGTCCAAGTGGAATCGGTGATTGTCGAAGGCGGCGAAGTCAGTTTCATCGGTGTGGACAGCAACGGTCACAAGAAGGACTTCAACCTGAAACCGATAGCGCGCAAGTACGAGTTCTCAAGCAGTTCTGCGGACTAGAGACTTGTGCAACTGACCTCGGCGCGTAATCCCTTATAGGGGCAAGGAGACAGACATGGCAAAGAAAGGTCTGGACAAGGCTGGATTGACATTTGGTCTGCAACTTCTGTCCTTGTCGATGGCGGATACGCAGAGAGCGGTCAATCGGGTGATTGAACAAGTCACACATTGCAGAGATTGTGCGAGATGGAGCGAGGCCGCACATGATTGTATTCGATTAGAAGGGGACAAAGTTATCCGCTTGAGGATGGAGGGATATGACTACTGTTCCCGGGCGTTGCCACGCACATTAGATAAGGGGGAGAGACATGGGACTGAAACTCGGTAAGGCTGCACAACTCTGGACGCCTGCGGACATCGTGCACTACAACATCGCAAGTGTGGCACTCAACTCAGCCCTGAACAGCGACAAGGGAAGAATTGAACAGGTAGACCACCTGCTAAACGCGGCTGAAGCCATCAACATGCTTGCTCAGAGCATCCTTGACGTAGTGAAGGCGGGGCTATGAACGAAGTCATCAACGTATCTGTCAGACATGCCAAACTCGACGAAACGTTCATCGGCTTTCCTATCAGCGAAGCAACCATGAAGGAAGATGATGTCGCCAATGCTATGAACGAGTTCGTTCAACGAGCAGAACAGCACATTCATACCGAGTGGCTCACTCGCTGGAATAACGCCTTTACGAACTGGCAGACAGACTTTTGGGCAGGTGACAGTTACTCGTCAACCGACCTCAATGAAACCCTGTGGAACCTGTTTGAAGAGATAGCCCCTGAAGGCTGCTACTATGGCTCGTCTGAAGGGGACGGAAGCGACTTCAGCTTCTGGAAGAACGAGAACGACTACTAGGCAACACATCCTGCAACAAAGGAGCTGACATGAGCCTACGAGAGAAGTTGCAAGAGCTTGGCATCAAAACGAACAAGGACTTGGAGCAATGGTCTGATAAGGTGAGAAACCCCGCGAGAAGCCGCTACTCCTTCTTCGTCTCATATTTCGGACAGTATGACGCAGACAGACTGATGACGCGCCTGTCGCAGATTGAGTGCGACATCTTCACTCCTGAATATAAGGCGGCAAGATGACCTTCTATGCCTGTGAAGTAGACGCCAACGGAGAGGAAACTCAACTCGGTTCAGACCACGCAAGAATATTCAAGTTCAGGAGTTTGGACAGGGGTAAGAACGAAAAAGCCGCTATGCACAAGATTCGCACCGAGACGTACGCTGGTGGTTACATATGGACGCGGTTTAACCTCTATCTGACAGACGAGTACAACTTCTACGACGAGAGCAAATGGTGTCTCGTAGCTCAAAGGAGATGATATGGAATACACAACAGTCTCGTTCGGACGATGCAAGGGACACTGTTTCGTAGCAGATGACAACAGCAGAATCGTTCATGTCGGCGCGCCCAATGCTTGATGCGACGGCATGAGCACAAAGGAGATGACATGGAATACACAACGGTTTCGTTCGGACGATGCAATGGACATCAGTTCGTAGCAAGCGATGACAGTCCTATCATTCATGTGCAATGGGACGGCACTTATCACACGGCAATCTTGGGAAAGATAGTCAACAGCGAGATTCCAGAGAGCATGAAAAACATCGTCCTGCCGGAGTATCCCTGCGTCATGGAGTTTGTTGACGGCGGGGGCAAGACGCGCACCAGCGTCAAGAGGGCAATGGCCGTCCTCAACGAGACCCTTACCAACGGACAAGAGTTTCAGACGTACCAAGAACGCTGCTACTACGAAGGGAAGTGGGATTGGTCTAACAATTGGACAGCCGCCTACAAATTGCTTCAATGGAAGTTTCAAGAGCGGTTTGCATAACAGTCAGATAGCCCGCAGACGAGCTGTCAATAAGGGGGAGACATGAAGACACTAGGGATAGCCGGAACATATGATGACGTGGATGACAAGTCTGCTGACGTCCGCATGGAGTATCTGTCCAAGAATGTAGCCAAGAGGCTACTGGACGAGTTCGAGACGGACGCAGAGGACTCAGACGCCCCTTACTGCGCGAAGTTAGCTCGTGAAGTAAAATTGTTCAAGCCTATCGACCCCACTAACTTCAAGGCAGAATACCTCTACAACTTCATCTACGAAGAAATCGTCATGGACAAGACTTCGACGTTCATCGAACAAGACCTTGCTACCTTCGCTCTGGATTGCGTTTCAGAAGCGGACTTGGCGAACCTGTATGATGACATACTCGTGGTCGAAGAAGACAGGGTTGCAGGGTAAGGACATGAGTGAGTTTTGGGGTGCGCTCGGAATAGTGTTCATCATTACGATTTATGCGCTCTGCCTGTACGTTTGGGGCTATAACAATGGAGAGCGCGATGCCGAAGAAAGGAGAAAACATGGCACGCTTTAGAGCAACAGTTCAAGGTCACAAGGGCGAAACGTCACGTCTCGGTGGAGAGAAGTCCGGCATCACAACGATAGCCGCTGGTTGGAACACGGCAGTCAAGGTTGTAGCAAAAACCTACAGGGTCTCCGATAAGGAACTGAAGGACTTCTTCGAAATCTACGTTGTTGATGTGCCTACGGGAAAAGAATATCGAATCGCCTGTGTCCAAGAACTTGCAGCTTCGAATATTTTCAATGCACCTGAAGGAACAGTCTGCTTCACCCCGTGGGGAACAGAAGACAGCGAAGCACTTGCCAAACACGACCAAATGGCCTTCTTCGCTCGGTTCCAAGCAGTTCCCATCATCGACATTCTCATCGGTAAGTTGACATGAAAACGGTAGAGGAATTGCTGGAGAGACTGCTCTGCGTCGACAAGACGCCGCTATTCTGCGCTCAAGGAGACTGCGGATATGCGAAAGGAAAACACATCCCCACACGAGCTGAATTGGAAGAACTGGTTTTCGCCGCTACAGAGCAGGAGAGGGAGAAAATACGGAACAGCGCGATAATTATGCCTCTCACGCCCTTTGGAACCGTAACCGTTCCTTTCTCCGTCCTTGCCCCAAAGGGGTGACATGAACCCGAGAGACAATAATCCCGAATGGGCTATTCAGAAACCCTACAGCGCAATCTATCGTTCTATTGGAAGGTACAGCGATGGAAAGTGGTTTGTCCACGAACAGAGTTATCGTGACAGCGTGGACGATTCAACACAGTTCGACACGTTTGAAGAAGCACTCGTCTATCTAAACACATCGACGAACAGGATGTAGGCACGACAGATAGCCCGCCCCACCGAACTCAGCGGCGGCTGTCATAGGAGTTATCATGAGCAAGACTGAAATCAAGGTTGAAGTCAAGGGCAATGAGCTTGTCATCACTTTACCTCTTGAGAAAGCTACCCCTTCCACGTCCCTCAAGAACATGGTCGTCGCTTCCACTCACGGCAACGTCGTCACCGACGCAAAGGTAGACGGAAAGCTCATCACCATCGGAGTCAACGCTTACTACAAGGCATAGTTTCACCTGTTCCACAAATCCTGCACCGAAGGAATAGACAATGGAGAACTCGCGTCACATCAATCTGTACGAGTGGTTGTGCATGGTCTTCAGTTGGGCTAGCGACAGCGACACGTCGCGTTTTGTCACGCAGGAAGACTATTCAGACGGACTTTCCAACTTCCTTGACCTTGCCGCCACTCAGTACGCTCGTCTCATGGTTTGGGAATATGCCGACGACAAGCGCTTCGGAAAGAAACGCTTCGAGCACGAACGTGAATACTTCGCGGCTGCTGTTCTGCGCCTGCTTACCGAGTTCTCTCCTGTCTATTCAGACATCACAATTCGCTTGCGGTACGTTGACCATCCGTGGGAAGACATGTGCGTCGACGGACACGAGTGGAAGTGGGGAAAGGAAACACCTTGGGACGAGAAGGACACCTATCACGAGATAAAGTGGGGTCTCGAATATAGCGATTGGAACGAGTGGTTGGGGATGACCGTTAACCATGAGTTTTTCGAAGCGCCCGCTGACGTTGTTCTCGCACACGTCATTTGGGAGATGACTTACAACGGTCAGCCCAACACAAAGGAGTACGAACAGCGCGCCAAATGGCTCAACGAAGGGCCTAATGGTGCCGAAGCGTTCTGTGCCAGCGACGGTCAGGCTGAGGCAATACCTCAGCCGAAGGAGAGTGCCATATGAGCAAGTGTCCGTATTGCGAGGAAGAGAACGTCGAAGCCGTGGCCATAGTCACGGTAGAGATATTTATTCCCGTCACGGCTTGTGTCTACGCTGGCAAGCTGGACTACGACACAGAAGCAGGAAATGATGACCTAGCAGATTCTGTGAACGAACAGGTCGCTACGGAAGTAGATGAGGGAAACGTTCAGTGGCACTGTTCCGAATGCGAACACAAACTGACACGCGATGAAGTTATGGCGATGCTGACAGAGGCAGGGGGGGCGGAGACTACGGGAACGCAAAAGAAAACGTGATGCGCGCCGCACAAGAGGCATTGAGGAAGTTCAACGCGGGAGAGTTATCATGAGAAAGCCGTGCAAAAACGGAAGCCACTTTCACCACGACGGCGGGAGTAGAACCCCACCCGAGTTTCTCGATAAATTCAATCCACCGTGGATGTCCTTTACCATTCGAGACCCCTATAACAGCATAGTCCTCAAACGCCCCGGCTGCTACACGCTCAAACAATGGCTGCTCTGCCGTCATAGCAGTCGATGGGATGCTCCGTGGACGGGATGGACAGATGTCGAAGACCATAGATACCTTGACCTTGCGGTGTTTTCGGCAAAAGGAATCAAATGAAGCGACTCATCATCGACATCAAGGACATGATACTTGCTCAAAACATTGCCTGTCTCGCTTCCCGCAAGGGGTTGAGCATCGAGGACTATATCATCTGGCTCTTGGAGTGTGACGTACACGAGGCCGCGCGGGCAGACTGGGAGTTTCGCCGCGCGGAACAACTATACGAGGAGGGGATGTGAGCGACATCAACGGCTACAGTGAGATTTACAACATCGGCAACAAGGCAATCGAGGGCCTGCTCGACATGGAGTTGACCGTCGAAGAGAAAGTTGATGGTAGTCAGTTCTCTGTCCGTAAAGAGGGCGATACTGTCTTCTTCCGTTCTCACGGCAAGCAAGTGTATCAAGAAGCACCCGAGAAAATGTTTGCGCCCGCCGTCCTCAATCTGCAGAACTTAGACTTTCACGACGGCTGGACATATCGTGGAGAATATCTGAAGACACCGCACCACAACACGCTCTCCTACACTCGCGTTCCTGTCCGCAACTGGGTCATCTTCGACATCGACAAGGGCGACCAAGACTACATGGAATACGATGAGAAAGCCGCAGAAGCAGAACGTCTCGGTCTTGAGTGCGTTCCTTTCATCTACCGTGGCATTGTCACAAAAACCCTTCTTGAGGGGTTTTTGCAGACAGACAGTTTCCTCGGCGGCTCCAAGATTGAGGGCGTCGTGATGAAAAACTACGGTTTTTTCAACACGAGAGACCACAAGGTTACGATGGCAAAGTTTGTCTCGGAAGTGTTCAAGGAAGACCACAAGAAGCAATGGGGAGCAGCTAACCCTCATGCCGGGGACTTCATCGACAACCTCGTTGTGCAGCTCAAGACAGAGGCCCGCTGGCAGAAAGCCGTCCAGCACCTGAGCGAGAATGGAACGCTCCTGCACGACCCGAAAGACATCGGGCTGTTGATGCGGGAGTTAGGAACAGACCTCTTAAAAGACGAAGAAGTGTTCATCCGAGAGGCACTGTTCAAGTACGCATGGCCGAAGATTCAAAGAGGCGTAGCTGCTGGCCTAGCGGAATGGTACAAGAACCAGTTGGTTGCAGCAGCGTTCGGAGAGGAAGCACCATCAGACGACGTATGTTTGCCAGTTGTGAGTGAAGAAGAGACGGCATAGCCGCCAATTTATCTCGGGGGGAGAGAGCCATGAGAATTGTACAAAAGGAGTTCACGGTTTATCAGTTCAAGGAACTGAGCAACTCAGCACAGGACGCGGCAGTCGAACACTATACGAGCGGCGAATACCCCGGCTACGATTGGTGGGATGGCGACGAAGATTGGATGAAAGATAAGGCTAGGGAGCTTGGCATGGAAATTAAGGCAAAGGGAAAGTGGGGTCTGGAGTTCTGGTTTGACATCGACCATCGAGAGTTCGGCTTCGAGGGATATGCCGGCGACCAGAGTCTCTTTGCAAGGACGGTCATGAACCTGCGGAAACCTGATATGCGGAAGCGCAGGGAATACGAGTATTGGACGCGCTTTCTGCGGTGCGTTGACCACGGCGCTCTTGAATTATCGTTCAGTTGTAACCAGAGCAACTACTATGGCACACAAATCGAAAGCGGCATTGACAATATGAGGTCAACACGGGGCGACTTGGAAGAGCAATTCGACGGAATCGTCGAAGACATCGTGGATACTGTGCGCGACTTCAACGGCGACATGCTGAAGATGTTCAGAGAAGAGTACGAAGGTCTGTTCGAACGCGACTACATCGTCGAGGAAATCGAAGCCAACGAACTTGAGTTCTTCGATGATGGCACGGTCTACTACGCACGGAACCTTGAACCGGAGGTAACGGCATGAGCGACAAAACCCTCACGGCACTCTTTGACGACATGGCGCGATTGAAAGCACGGCTGCCCTATCACATGGAACTCCGCATGAACGAGACGACACTAGAGAAACTCGGGAAAGCAAGTGGAACAGGCATGCCTGACCCGGCTCTTAGTGGTATTAGTTCTTTCATGGGAATCCCGATACGTATCCGCGAGTATATGTACGATAACAAGGTGGGTATTGCCAAGTTTGACGACAAGGGCAATGAAATCAGTTACGAGGTTATTGAAGCATTCAAATTGGAGGCGACGGCATGAGAGCATACAAGCTAGTGAATGTGGAATATGACGGTACGCTGACATCGGCTTTCATCTATGGTTCAGCTAAGATAGTGTATGAGCCCGGCAAATGGACGCCAAAGCGTAGATACGGCCCCTTCGTCTTCGATACTCTCAAGCATTTAAGCGAATATGTTACACATTCTTGCCCCTCCCAACAGGTTTGGGTGTGTGAAACGAGCGAAGACGTTCACGAACTCGATGTGATGGTCGCTGGATATGAAGTAGAAATAGCATCGCTACAACGGGTTAGGGCGTTGATGGACAAAGTGTCTAGGGATGGCGACGAAAACGACGAACCTGTCACGCAAGACCCATGGGAAGGAACGCTGATAGCAAGTTCCATCAAACTTACAGAGCGCATTTTTCTAGAGGAGGAGGCATGAGGGAGAAGAAATTCAGAGTGTGGTACAACTCTCCAATCGACCCCGCTTATACGCTCTATGTCTACACCTATACTCGCAACGAAGCCCAACTTGTCCTAGACGCTCTCATCGACTACAACACTGGCCTTTACGAGGACGGGTTCAAGGCCACGGGCGAGGGCGGGTCTGGAATCGAATCGGTGGCGAAATGAATATCAAACTATATTATCATAAAACCGACAGCGGAGCGGAGTACCTGACTGACGTATATGCAAAAGCACCCAACGGAGACAAAGAGGGAATTTTCACGGGGGCAAAATACATAGTAAGAATTGACGGAGACATTAAAAAAGACGCGGAAATGACCGTTCGTGTGGATGTGGCGGCATGACACCAAAAGAAACAATCTCCAAGATACTTTTACAGCTTAGCTACGGAGTAATCACCGAGATGGAAGCAGAAAAACGAATCATTGCAATCTTTGACTCGGGAGCGGTGACGACATGACAATGGAAGCAATCGTGGGGCACATGCACAGCAAGTTCCCGAAGCTGAAGCCGTGGCAGGTCAATGGCGTTATTATCTTCGCGGCACAGTGGAGGGCGGCCCACAAAAAATTCCCGTCATTCGCAGTTATTGACAACTTCGCCGACCATTCAAAACCCCCTTCATGGGGAGAAGGGGGATGACATGAGGTTCAACATCTCGAAGGACGACGATAGCGAAAAAACATTGTTCTCGAAGAAGCTAAACAACGGTGACTGGGATTACTGGCTCAGTATCCAAATCTTATACGAACGCGAGTACAGAGAAGAGGCTGATTACCCCACCTACGCCGTCTCGATAATCGCCGTCTCACCCGAAGCAGCCGGAGAAGAGGGGATGAAAGAAGCCGCCAAATGTTGTTGTGGTGATGATTATGTCATCGGAACTGAACTTGAGAAAGCAGAAATCCTCGCGGATTATGGAACGTATGCAGGGTTATGGTTTAAGGAGGGCAACAATCTGAAGAAGTTGCTCCATGACGCGCACAAAGAGGTTCCCCTTATCAACATGCTATTCGGCTTCTACATGGACAAGCGACAGAATATGATAGGAAACGATGGTTGGGACTTCATCTCTGGTAACATCGGGTACAAAAAGAAGGAGGAAGTCGCATGAAGGCGCTTGAAGAGATTTCTAGAACGCTATGGCATCTACACTCTCAAATGATTTCGCAGTTAGAAGCTGAGAACATTATATTCCCTATCATTGCCTCCCTCATTGCCGGGGGAACAGAGTCGGCAGCCGCAGCAGTAATACTGGCTGAGCTGGCTGCGAGAAGGCGGTCGCATAATGATAGTATTGAGCTTTGATAAAGACGGGAACCTTCGCGGAGCCAAGATTGTCTCAAAGCCCAAGTTGAAGCCAGCCAAGCAAAAACACAATCAGAAACGGGCAGGGGTTTGGAAAACTAAGATTCCCAAAGCCCTTACGCGCAAAGAGAAGAACAGAATCAAGATTTTAAAGGGGTTGTAGGTCATGAACAAGAAAGCATTCAAGGTTGTTACCGGGGTTGACGAGGGCCTTCTTGTTTCTGCCTGCATCTCGGGAGTTAGCCAAATTGTCTATAAGCCCGGCGAGTGGACGACAAAGAAGAAGTATGGCCCCTTTGTGTTCGATACTCTGGAACATGCAAAATTGTTCTGTGGCTACGAGAGGCAGCAAATTTGGGAGTGCGAGACATCCGCCGACCTCCATGCAATAGAGATGATGGTCGCCTACGACTGCGTAAGGGGAGCAAGAGAGAAAGAGATTCAACTCTTAATGGACGAGGTTATCCGTTGCGAGGAGAGAGGCGAGTACGCTTATAATTGCACCCGTTGTTGGCTCGGCACGATGATGGCAAGCAGCATCAAACTTACAAAGAGGGTCGAGGAAATCTAACGTGGAAATACCGAGCGGAAAGTATTGCGATGAGCCGACTGAAGACGAGTACAGCCCCTTTGCTACTGGGGTGGAACCCGTTACCTGCGCTTTCTTCTGCGATGCCTGTCTATTCCCTGAAGACCAAGCGGACGAAACCACGCTAATACGGGCAAACATGGAAGAAGGATACGTTACCGCATTTGAGCGTTGTCCGGCTTGTCTCGACGCTTACCCTTACGGTGGAACTGTCGAAGTCAAAGCAAAGGAGAAACCATGACCGCCGCAGAAACAATCGAAGCATGGAAGGTCGCGCACCCAAAGTTCATCGAATCTAGGACAAAGATACCCTTGTCATCGAGTTACCTGAATTGGTACGATGGAAAGACGTATACAGAGAACGGTGTTCGAGTCTTTTTGAGTGGACTCCCGGGCATTGGTTGGATACTTGTCAAGGGGAAGAAACCTCAAAGGAAGTACAAGGTGCTCGAGCTCGAGACTTGTGCAGTTCTTACGAGGGGGGACACCCTTCAAGAGTTGGCAGACAGGTTCATCTACAACCTCGGCGTTGACCTTAAGGACAACGAAACAGTCCCCGACTTAGTTTGGCGGCTGGTGAAGACTCAGATGGAGTACGACGCGAAGAAAGAGACGCGGTTGAACGATAAAAGGTTCTCTTGATATATACTTGTCATACAGAAGGGAAATAGGATGAGTCACGTTTACGGAACAAAGATATGTCAGAGGTGTGGCATAGAATACAAACCAACTGCTTCTCGTCAGAAATATTGCAAAGGGTGCGGCTCAATGGTGAGAACTATGCAACGCAGGGTTAATGCTGCTAAGTCGCGCAAGAATAATCCCGAGAAAACGGCGGTGTATCTAGCTGAATACGCTAAGAAAAACCCCGAAAAAGGAAAAGCAAACAAAATTAGGTGGCAGAAAAAATACCCCGAAAGATATTTGGGCATGGCTTCGGCTCAAGCATCTAAACGCCGCGACCTCAAATTGCACAATACCCCGATTGATGAAATGCTGACATCAACTGAATGGCTGGCAATTCTAAGAGAAGCCAAAGGTCATTGCTATTACTGCGACAAAGAAGCAAAATTAACTTTAGACCACGTTATCCCACTCTCAAGGGGTGGCAGACACAATAAGGGCAATGTGGCGGCAGCTTGCGCTCATTGCAATAGCTCAAAAGGGGCAAGAACGCTCGAAGAATGGACTTTCTATCGGGAGGAAGGGAAACTGTGAACGTCGGAGATAGGGTCGGCTGGCACAGACAGTATGACAAGGGGTTTTACAACAATCCGGCGCATGAGACAATATGGTATGGAACTGTTGTGGAATTAGTGACGCCAGAGTTGGTTAAGATTAGCCGCGATGACGGGATGGGGAATCAATATTTTCTCGTACTCACGGCAGATATTAAGGGGGAAACATGAAGCTCTATGGCAGTCTGCAGAACCGCATCATGGAAGAGGGCGCGCAGAAGTTGAAACCAGAAGTCGGGATGGGAGCAACCTTCGTCAGTTACTCCGATTTGGACGCCGGGACTATTATTGAGGTTGTCTCGGACGTACACATCCGTGTGCAACTCGACAAACACATCAGGGTCGACAAGGACGGGAAACAGTCCACTTTTGACATTGGCGATGCACAGTATTACCGATACGAACCAGACCCGGAAGCCCCCATCTACGAATGCTGGATGAGGAAGGATGGCAAGTGGCATGACGAGAAAAACATGAGAGGGCGGGTAGTCCGCATCGGTAAGCGCGAACACTACTACGACCCATCGTTCTGAGGAGGAAGACATGTCATCGGAAGCATATCTGGAACACAAGAAAGAGAGAATCAAAGACGCTTACTGTGCTCTCAACATCGTCCGGGGTTTGTATATCTACGGTCTTCGAGACGACTTCGCCGAATGGTTGGAAGAGAAGTTCATCAACAACGACAGCCTGACCATCGAGCACGGCGTTCTCATGGCGTGTGGCGCTATTGACTGGATGCTCGGGAACAAGAAATGACAGGACTCGAGCGTCTACAGTTCATCGAAGCTCTATGCAACAGAGTTCGTGATGACGTCATCTTGAAGACTGTATTCATGCCGGAGGATTGGGAGGGATGGGAGCTTCGTGAGTATATTGTCAAACAGTTTGACAAGACGCGGCTGACAGTCGACCATAAGGGCAAGCGATATAAGGACTTTCAAAACGAGATTCTTGTCAACGGCGCACTCTAAGGAGAAGACATGGACAACGACGACGCACGGCAATGGCTGTACAGTGGCAGCAGCAGGCGATGGGCAGTGATAAACAATGGCACCTATATTGAAGACACCATTGTTGCGCTATTCACGACCGAAGAGCAGGCTGACACCTTCTTGGCGGCGTACGAGAACGCAGACTACTATATCCAACAGCTCGAAGAGGTCTAGGAGAAAACATGGACAACGAAGACATTTGCGATTGGCTGAAAGAAGATAAGCGATGGGCAGTGTTGAGGAGAGAGAGCAACAATCGCAGTTACAGTATCATCGCAGTTACAACGACCTACGAACAAGCTGAAGACCTTGCAAACTTCAGCAAGAACTACTACGTTCATCAGATTGACAAATACAAGTAACAGGGGGGAGAGAGATGAAAGGGATACGGGCACGGTTCTATTACGACGAAAGTCAAGAGACGCTTGATAAATACACAGTCTGTTACAGAGGATATAGGTTTTTGGGCGAGAAGGTCTACCCATACGCCGGACTCAGCAACAACCCGCTCTACCCGTGTGGTTTCTTCCAGCACGGTTCACAGTCTTTCAATCCGATTGACGGTTGGGGCAGACGCAAAGCCGATTATGCTCGCCTTGGAAAGCGCATCAAATGGAATGGGCTTCCCAAAGAAGTGCAGGTCGCATTGCTGAGAGAAGGGGGAAGGTTCAAGGAAGCAGATGAACTGCTTCGGGGGGAGAGTTAATGTTGACGGCAGAGGAACTAGAGATAGCGGCTCGAATAAAACACTCGCAAGAGAGGTTGACCGCTGTGCTCGGTTATGCGCAGAACGAAGACGAAGTTGTAGAGACGGCATCAGAAGAGTACATACCCTTGGTCAACTTCTATGGACATGGAATGGCACTAGAGATTATTGTCAGAGTGGTTCATCAAAACGGCGTCATGGCCGGATGGTCGGAGGTTCAAGAAGACCCGCAAGCCTTCGGGCTTGACAACAATCCTACAGACTAAGGAGGACAGTATGGAGAAGTTGACTTATGTCTACAAGAACTACGAGGTCACAGCTCGATTCCTCAAAGAAGTTGACGGATGGGAACATGAGCCGAAGTCTCGGACAGCAAGTATGCACAACCGTTTCCTTGTCACGGTCAAGAATAAAACTACTGGCATTCATCGCTCCTTTCAATTCACCGACTCCGCGTATAACTGGCAGCTTGGCAAAGACACCCTGACAGCCGACGACCTTAAGGCCGCTCTCGCTTGCCTCATGTCAGACGCCTCTTCCGGGAATCTGAACTTTGAAGAGTTCTGCAGCGAGTTTGGTTACGATACCGACAGCCGCAATGTGTATGCCATCTATAACGACTGCAAGAAGCAAGCAGACAAAGCAGCCGACCTCGGTCTCGACCCAATCGAAGACTACAACGAACTCAACGACTAAGGGAGATTGATATGGAATATGAGGCATGGGTTGTTCTTTCGTTGTATCAGCCTGAGAATTACAAGTACCCGCTGGTCGGCAGAATCCTCCACGACACCGCCGAGTCCGCGCATAACGAAGCGGTTCGACAGGGGGGCATTGTTGGTCACGTTGTCTGGAACGATGAGGAAAAAGCTACGTCGTTTCTTGACGTTCCGGAGGACTGACATGAGAGCATTGCTCGAGAAGATTCAGAAAGGTTTCACTGTCAAGGAAAAGAAGACGTATTTCGACGACAACCTCGACCCTCAACTCATCGACTTCAGGGATGCGGTTCGTACCTGCGAGGTCAGTGACCTCGACGCTTCATGGGAGACGGCAAGCGAGTACATCGACTTTCTGCTCGATACGATGGAAGGCGAAGAGCTGCCTAGTGAGGACAACCTCACTGAACAAGTCGACAGCCTCGTCCCCTGTTACAACAACGACCGCATGAAATGGTTGTTGGAGGACTACAACAACGTTGATTACGTCGACGAAGCGGTTGCGGATGGGTCGGTCGAAATGGAGAACTTCAGCCTGTTCGATGCAATCGGCATCGGTATCTACCGCCAGAAGGAAATCATCTTCAACCACCTGCAGGAATACTTTGAAGCTGTCGTGAAGAACGAGGGGGAGTAACATGGCAAAAAAGAATGGCTGGTGGTCTCTTGACTGCGACGTAGAGCTTGACGATTGCGATTTGGAGCACATCGGAAACCTCATCAAAGAAGGATTCACAAGCGGCGAGGTACTTGCAGACTACGGAGAGGGGGAAGAGTGAAGAAGTCTCAGAAGTTTCAGGTCGGAGATATCGTCGAGACACCGGATACCCACAAATCCGGCGACGTGAAGGATGGAACATTGGTTGGACACGTCAACGCTTACTGGGGCGACGGCGTCTACACAGTTGTCTATAAGGTCACTGACGAGAAGGGCAAGGGCGGGTTCACATCCCGTCTGGTTGGCGAGCTCGACATGAAGCTCGTCGAAGGAGAGTAAACGACATGATTGAATGGACAACGTCAAAAGAGGACACGAAACTGATGCTTGCAATCGTCAAACGGGCAGAAGATATGGGGCTTGTGAAAGACCGGATGACTTCTCTTATGGACATCACCGCCTGCCACATGAACGGAACCCCACTCCGACTCACAGACCTTCTGAACGCTAAGGACGGGGACTTCATTCATGATATCACCGGAATCACGGCGTACATCGACCGGGAAACAGGGCAGTTGACGGACTGTTTTCTTCCTCGGTATGCCCGCAATGAGAGCGTCGACAAGCCCAAGGAGACAAGCAAATGAAAGAAGACTATCTGTTCAGGAAAGTCGAAATCTGTGGAAACGTGAGCGCTCTCGAGGCAGGGTGCAACCCGTACCTCTATGCCGAGTTGGTTATTATGAGTTCCACTCATAGCAAGAAGAACAAGGAAGAGTTTGAGAAGGTCTGTGTAATGGTCGACGGTTGTATTATCGAGGGACACATCTACGACGACAAGACAGTCGTCATCCCTGTTTCTATAGATGCTCCCGGGATGGAAGAGCTCGACATGGGAAAGCTCGAAGACAAGTGCGTCGACGTCAAGTACAAGTATGAGGTCGCGTGTGAAGAGTTTGACCGCGCGCTTCAGTTACAGGGGGCTGTCGACATCTATCGGAACCTTGTCCACAAAGAACCATGAAAAAGAAGAAACCGCCCGTTGTCCGCTGGAACAAAATACATACACCAATGCAAGTCGAGTTTGCTCAAAGTCTCGGAGTCCTGAAACCTATTAAGAACGGCGGCCACATGTCATATGAGGAAGCCGCCAGTCTCTCGGGTATCCCCGAAGACGAGGTCAGGGCGCTGACAAAGGAGATGAACGATGATTGACATGAGCGACCGCACGAGCTTCGACGTGAGCGAGCAGCTCGCCATTGTGAGGTTTGACGATGTGGCAGGGCAGGTATGGGATAGCGTCTTCTGGTTGTCAAAGGATGGCAAGCATCTAGCCACCATAGAAGATGGCCCAGTGAGTGACAGAACGAACCCATACGTCCCTTCTTACTGTACAGACGTTCTTTTGCATTGGCTGCTAAAACTAGACAGAGAGACAATAGCAAAGGAAACAGGGTTGCAAACACTTTCAGAGTCCGGGAAGTACGGATGTGTTCAGACGACGTTACTCAATTCCGGGGAGTACGATGTCATGCTCTACCGACCGATTCAGGAACACACGACAGCCGCCAAACTTGCCGATGCTCTTGGAACGTGCATTGTGCAAGTCTTGAAGAGTTGGAAGAAGCCATAGCAACAGGGGGGAGAGACTTATGGACGAAAAAAGAGAACTGTTAAAACTGTTACTGTGTCCGTTCCGCAAGGAGACGACATATCATCCCAGTTGTAATAGCGAATATCCAGACTCGTTTGCGCTACCATCCTCATCTGAAACATTCCTTCCGTGTATGGAAGAGAAGTGCATGGCATGGGCTGGCGGTCAGTTACGAACCTGTATGATTCCTCGCTGGAAGATGCCGGAGGTCTAATGATACTCACAGACGTCACAAAGGCAACAGTTGAGGAACTGCGAGAGAAGTTACTGCACACGATAGCCGGAGACTTGGCTATGCCGTCTTTGATACAGATGCTTGACTCCCTTATCGCCGCCGCCGAAGTTTGTGGTATGAAGAAGCAACAAGAGCAAGACGCGGCATATGATAAACACTGGAATAGCAAGGTAGAAGAACTGCGAGAGGGTATTGTTGGCGATTTGACACAATTGGCGTTTCTAGGTGGCAAGCATCCAGAAATGGCATGGGGAGAACTCAGACATAAATATGGCAATCCAGTGGTTGACTCTTTCATTGCCGCCTGTCTTGTCCAGGGTCGTGCGGAAGGGGCAGAGAAGGAGAAGCAAAAGCAGAAAGTTGAGGAAGAAATCCAGCACATACGAGCGGAGATAAAGATGTATGGCCAATTCCTTGTCGAAATCTCTACCTTAGATGGTTTGCCTGCAACCCGTATGGACTATGAATCCAAGAAGAAAGATGCAGAGGAACGGCTGGCCTCCGTTCTCGCGCCCGAGGTGAAGCCATGAACACATCATCATTCCTGCGGATGCGTTCACGTCTGCTGAGATTCGAGAGGATAAGGATTATGGGGAGGTTGACAATGGCAAACAGGGTTAAAGAACTGCGGAAGGAGTGTATCGGTCTTATCGGTCGCATGTACATATATCACGGAACGTGTAGCGAAAACGCAGGACGGGAGGCCGCGAAACTTGTTGACGCACTTATCCGCGCCGTACAGATACAAGAAGAAAACGTTGGGCTAGATGCAAGCGGGCAAAGAGTTTCATTGAATGAATATCTTGGGATTGAACCGATTCCAAGGGGGCAACCATGACTATGGTTGAGGAACTGCGAGAGAGGGAGCTAGAATTGAAGAAGCGGGAGGAAGAATGGCCGCTTTGCAACGCCTGTCTTGATGAATCTGGTTGTGATGTGAAACACTGTGAACTCCGAGTAGTCATCAAGGGAAAGGCAAGGTGCAGGACATGACCGCTGAGGAGCTGCGAGATGAATTGCTTTTGGGTGTTAAGCGGAAAGACTACACATGGCTTAGAATGAAGACTGACTCCCTTATCGCCGCTGCCCGCGCAGAGGGGGCAGAGCAGGAGAGGGAAAGGATACGGAAAGCAGGAATACCCGTCGACAATATCAAGTTTTCAATGGACGGCAAGGTAATGCACATTATGGAACTTACAACCGACGGGAGAGATACTATGCCGTCTTATTTCGTTCCTGCCTCCGTCCTTACCCCGAAGGAGAAGTCATGAGACCAGAAGAAATGGAGAAGAGTGAACGAGCATTGAGGAATCTTGTAGACCTGCGGATGCGGGGCAACGAAAACGATCTGTCGTTCATGGAGGGGAAGTTCCTGAATATGGTCGGTAAGGTTGCAGAGCTGCTGTCCGAAGCGTGGATGCACTTCTATATCGGTCACACGGAAACGCAGCAGAGAGCCGCGTCCATTGTTGTTACTGCCATGTGGCAAGACAATGAGCGGTTACACGGCATCCTACAGAAACATCCCGTCAAGGTCAAATTCGGCAAGAATACTGTCGACTTGAAGAATTTCGAGTGAGGAGACCCCATGACCGACGATCTTGTTGTTGGCAACATCACTATCCCTGCCGATAAACGTCAAAGGTGTGAGGTCTACAGCCGTGTGGTTGGCTACCT